GTGGTTATTATATTTGGTCCTCCACCGGGACCAGTAGTATCAAAATATTTATCTCTAGTGTTAAACTCATTTAATTTTTGTGGGTAGGTTTCTTTTGTTGGATACCCAAACCATCTTTCATCAAGTCCACCACTTTCTTCAGCAGCAAATAAGAATGGTTGTGGTGCGTGGTATTTATTAAAATCTGTAGTTCCTGTTGTTATTATATCAGTACCTGAAAATAATCTTCTAAAATCAATTACCGCAGATAAAACAACATCACCATCTATCTGTTGATCAACAACTCTATTTATTAATGATTTATATTGGGCCAGTCCTAAACCCAATCCAATACTTGTTGGACAATAAAAATATCCCTTAGAATTTGCATCCGCGTCTTCCTCTGGATAGTTTTCAAAATTTGGGTGCATTACGTTATATGACCCCGATAAATTTATAGGAGCAATAAATGATGTTGACTGCGCATATTCTAAACCAGAATCATCTAACCCACTTTGTTGTGCCGCAATATCAGCATTAACAGAGTTGGCATCAATATCATCATCAATTTCTGCGTTTCCGCAATCACAATCACAACTTGTACATTCTGGATAAGACATCATTGGTAATCCAAGTCTTGGGAAATCCGTTATTTTTATTAAATAAATTATGGTAAACGCAACAAAAGATAAAGATAAGGCTAGTTTAAAAAGAAGTTTTGTATAATACAAAGCAATTTGTAATATGTCACCTGCACTAAATACAGGTCCTCCAGGAACAGCAACAGTGGAAGTCGATGAAATAATCCAATTTGTTAATTGAATCCCATCTGATATCGCTTCATAAGCAAAATAAAGTCCTAAAACAATTAATAAATATTTTAAAACAGGCCAAATAAATGCAATAAAATGCATCAACCATAATATGATTATAAGTGGTATTGCTAATATATTAAGTATTATATTAAACGTAAAAAATAAAGGGTCAAAATTTTTAATTATATCATTAACTGGAAATGTGTTAGTTGTAGACTTACAACTTCTGTCGTCAATTTCTTTAATCCCTAAATGTCTTGCTCTGCCAGCTCCTCTTTTATACCTATCCAAAAACATTGAGGTGGTATAAACTTTATTATAATTAAATTCATAAAACTTATCTTCACAGTCTATCGCCTCTTGTATCATTTGTTGACCTGTGGTAGTCGTATTATCACCATAATCATTCCAGTCCACACTAAAAGCATAAGATCTTAAAGCATCAAAAGTTGGTTGTTGATAAAACGTATAATTAAATTGGGTTAGAGTGCCGGGATTTATAGGAACAACATTTATTGTTAAAATTGTAGGAATAACGGTAATTGGAATACTTTCTAAATCACCAAAATATAGGACACCATTTAATAAAATTGTAAAACTTTCAACGTTAATTTTATTATCTAAAGCTAATCCACCTGTTGATGTGTTATTTAGAGGATATGTAAAAGTAACCGTACCATTTGGTATTATAATTGTATGTAATGTAGTTGGGTAATTTATCAATGGGTCAATTGATGGCGTTATCCATCCGTGTTCTTTAATATTTGGAACAAGAAAATGTCCTCTTTGAAATGGGTTTTGTAAACCTTGTTCATTTTGCCATTTAAATTTAAATCTATATTTTCCTTTTGTTGGTAGACCTTTATTAGGATCATTAGATAAAACTTGTTCCCCAAATTCATTGGTTATAATATAATTTAAATTCATTGGAACATTTACTAAAAATGTACCGTCTGAATCAATAACCTTACCACCTTCAACTAACGCATAAGGTTCAAGAATTGGTCGACCAAGTTGGTCAACTCCAATAGTTTGCCTAATTGTTACTATTTCTCCAGGACCTGAAACTAATTCACATAAATTTCCTGTATTATTTCTTGGTGTACAACTAACTCTAACCGCATCATCGTTTGTAGTCGAAATTAATGACCCCATAAATACTGCTGTTGGTTGTATATTAATATTTAGATTTGCCGTCAAATCAAAGTCAGATCTAGTTATTCCTAATAAACAAATTTCAGGTTCACCCCATAATGGTGATACCTCAATAATTTTATTTAAACTAACAATTTGCGGTAATTCATTTAAATTTGTTGATGTTTTAAATCTAGAACCATTAACTTGTGACTCTACCGCAACACCAATGTCTATTAAATCTTGTGGTGATAACGAAAAACATCCAATATCAGATAAATCAACGTCCATTAATATTGTTTGAGTACCTGTTGGTACTCCAAATATCATGTAATCACCACTTTCATTTGTTCTTACTGAAAATTTATAGTATTTATCGTATACCTCAACATATGATTGATCTGTAAGAATTTCATTTTTTGTTGGGAAATTTCCCGTTGATGAGTGTCCATTATATGATGGTTCTTTTGGTAATAAGTTATATCTATATCCATCTTCATTTATGTCAGAAATTGTTTTATAAGGATATAATTCAGAAATTATTGGATTTTCTAAATCTAAATCACTAATAGGAATAAAAACAGATACTCTAGCGTTTGGAACTCCAAATCCATTATTAACAATAACTCTACCAACAACTACCCCATAATCGGAGCACATTCTATTATAGATTTCGCCTTGATTGATTTTTAAAGATAATATCTCTAAAAACTCAAAGTCCTGTTCCAATTGAATGTTGATAGTTTTTTCACTACCAGGAGTAGTTCGTATTCTATATGATTTTGGCATTAATTACTCTTTTTTGATAAATAGTTTATTTCCTATTTTCAAAAAATAATTCTTTTATTCAAAAAATAAATTATCAAGAGAAATTAATTGTTTTTAAATTAAGAACATTAACGGTAATGTCTTTGTTTGGATACCTAATTTGATATATTTGAGTTGGTTCTGCAAATATTGTATCGGCAATTAATTTAATCATTTTTGTTGATGGGTCTTCATACGCCTGTGAAGTTTGGGAAGATGAATATTGTCCCCCAACTTTATTATAAATGAATATTCCTGAAACAGAAATAATACCATTTTCACTCTGTATTAATCTTCTAATTTCAGAAACATAAACATTTTGACCTAACCCCCTAACAGTTGGACTAAAATATTGTGTAACAATATTAATAATTTTAGCAACAACTGACCCTTGATTTTGACTTGAGTCTAAAACAACATCTACATCAACACTTAAATCTATTACATTAGCTGTCTCAACGGATATGTAATCGTTTATCATCCTATAATTTGATAGATAGTTTGCAACATTACTTTTAAGTGTGTTAGAAATAACTTCTGTTAGATTACCATTAGTGTCGTAGGATAACATTTTAATTTTTATTTTATTATTTTCTTCAACAATAGATACTTTACCCGGTGCACCGAATTGAGACGGCATAGTTCTTAATACCGATTCATAATCATTTATTGTAACCGCTCTGTTTTGTGCGGAAAAATTATAAGATACATATTGTCTTACTTCCTCAGTTGTTGGTGGATTAGCTCCCCCAATTGCTGCGGTAACATTATTAACTCTAAGTGAATTAACTACCGTTGAGTTAATTGATTCTGAGGGTCCGTTAACAAAAAACGAAACTGTTCCAATCTGTGTAATAATGTTAACACCTAAATTGGTTGATTGTCCTCCCCCAACACGATATTGTATAAATAATGTTGAATTTGGCTTTAATGCACTACCTAAAGCTAAATTATTAACATATTTGTTAAGATCAAATCCAACACCGTCTCTTGCAAATTCTCTCAATTGTTCATCAGCTGAAACATTTCCACCACCAAAAGTCATTTTAGTATAACCTTCTGGGGTATACTCACTAATAAATTTAGTATTTGTAACAATGTATTTACCAACTTTAATTCCAGGTTGATCTGATGGTTTTGTCGGGTCTTCAACAAAAACTCTGTCTTCCGCCAATGCCTTTACTTCATACCATCTATTTAATAACGATATAAATTCTTGTGTCTCCGGTGGAGAAGTATATTGTGTCCCGTCTTTAAGTAAGACACTGGTTATACCTAAAACATTTTTTTCAGGTAAAAATAATTCAAAAAATGGTTTTACATCATTTGGTGTAATAACTCTTTTAAAAACTTTTGTTATACCATTAACAATAACCTCTCTTTTTGTTATTGTATAATTAGTAATATTATTATTTGCATCAAAATTTGGAATTTTTAGTCTGTTTGGTGATCCTTCGGCATTTGTTGGTGATGAAAAATCAATATCATATACTGTTTCAAATGGTTGTCCAGCCCCATTAACCTGAGACCCTCTTCTTAAAACTCCGCAATATCTTAAATCTTCTCTATCCCCAAAAGCCGGAACTGTTATTGAAAAGTCTACTAACGCAACCGAAGGTCTTGATCCAGGTATTTTTAAACCATAAGTTTTGGCAATATTATAAATAGATGACTTTTGTTGTGCGTATTGTAATACTGTTTCTTGTATACTTCTATCAATCTGAAATTGTAAGTTATCAGTTACCGCAGCGTTTAAATCTAATAATACCGAAAATACTCCCGCATCATTAAAATTTTGTACTAAGTCGGGATAATAAGATCTTGTAAAGTTTATTAATTCAGTTCTTATTCCTGCGAAGTCTCTAGTTGTGTAAGATATTTTTTTATTTGCCATATACTATTAAATATTAATAATTAAAAAATCACTTGAATTAAATGCATTATTAGTATTTTTGTAATCAATTCTAACTTTTGCGGTATGTTCTAACTGTGATATATTTGGTACCGTAAATTCTTTTTCCCCATATTGATTCACATATGTTCCTTGATTTTGGTCTTCTGTTGATGCGTCGGTTATCTTAATGTTTGTTATTAAGATCCCTGGCATATATTTACTAACAGAATCCCTTATTTCATTTTCAATTTCACTAAATGTTGGTCCGTCTAAAGGTTCAAAAAGATATTCGTATAATCTAGACCCAAAATCGGGTAAAAAGTATCTTGTTCCTTTTTTACTTAATAATAAGTGTACAAGATTACTTCTTATTTCTTCATCACTATCATTAGAGGTATCTAAATATCTACCAACGAACGAATCCCTAAACGGGAAAGTTAAACCATATGTTATTCCATTTGCCATATCTAATAAATATAAGGTTAAGAATTTTTGATTAAATAGATATAAAATAAAAAATCACGACTTTTGCCGTGATTTATTTAAATAGTGATTTATTTTAAGATGAACAACCAAAACATTCAAACTCTGAACTATCCGGTTTTAATGGTAAACCTTCATTTACATGTTCAAATTTTGGTACTTCTGAGTTAAAATTTATTTTTTCTTTTTTACTTGTGTCCAACGCCAAATGTTTAGCTCCCGTTGAGATTGCTTTTGTTCTTACATAATAACAAAGGGTTTTTAAACCTTTTTCCCAAGAATGGAAATGTGATGAGGTAATTTTAGATAATGTAGGACTTGACATATAAATGTTCATTGATTGTGATTGATCAATAAATGGGGCTCTATCTGCCGCCATATTAATTAATTCTTTTTGTGATATCTCCCAAATTGTTTTGTATTTAGGTATTAAATGTTCAATTCTTTTAACTTTTTTATTATAATTTTTGTCATCAGGATCTAAATAGTTATTAAAATTAATATTTTTAATTGATCCTTCATTCATAATAATTTCATTTTTTAAATCTTCAGACCATATCCCAATTTTTTCAAAATCAGTAATTAAGTATTTGTTTACAATCATTATTTCACCACCAACAACTCGTCGATTAAATAATGCTGAATGTGCGGGTTCTGTCATTTCAAATGAACCTGTAATCTTAGCTGAAGACGCTACAGGCATTTGTGCGGTAAATAATGAATTACATACACCATACTGTTTTACATCATCTTTTAATGTATTCCAATCCCAATATCCTGATAAATTATCATCAGTTAATCCCCACATGTCAAATTGAAATATTCTTTTCGACATTGGTGATCCTTTAAAGAATTTATATGGTTTATATTTATTTTTTTTACATAAAT